GGGAAACTTCATCCCTGTTTTTTTGTGTTTGAAACATCGAAACATGGTTAAAACAAACAATGGCACACAAGAAGCGAGCCATCAAGAGCGAGCTGAGCCGGATTCTTGGTGTGACGCCACCGGTTCTTTCTAAATTTCAACACGAGCCTACCTTTCCCGACTTCGACAAAGATAACGCGGCAGAAATCTATGCCGTGTGCGTTTGGTGGTATCTCAGAAAAGAAGCAAACCCAGTCCCGACAGACGAAACATTGCTCGCAGGGGATGACTCAGACGGACTCGAGCGATACCGCCAAGCCAGAGCAGCACAGGAAGAAATTAAGCTCGCACAAACACGCGGGCAGGTAATCATGCTGAATGATTTCGAGGACGTTGCCCCAGCGTTATTTGGTCCGCTTCGCAGAGTGGCGGAGCATGTGAAAAGAAAAGGCGATACAGACACGCTGGAGTTGATTGAGGAGGCAAATCGCGAGGTACTGTCAAACCTAGAGCGAATCTATGGACATGATCGTTCCACAATCGAAACAGACGTGGACTGACTACGCCATACCTGGAGCAAAGGCGCTCCGGGAAGCGTTTCAGCGGATCGCAATCGTTGCGCGTTATCGCTCAATAGCTGAGTTCGCTGAGCAGGAAATCATTCTTCCAGATGGCCCATTCCAAGGGCAGCGATTCAGGATTGCACGACAACCAGCACATGGGGCCTTCTTTCGTGAGGTCGATTCAGGTAACTGGTTTCGGTATGCCTGCACAGGCCCGCAGCAATCAGGCAAAACGCTGGCGTTCGTCGTCATTCCAATTCTCTACCATTTATTTGAAAGGAATCAAACGGTTTTGTTCGGGCTGCCATCAATGGACATGGCCAACGACAAGTGGAAGCTTGACATTAGGCCAGCAATCGAAGCCAGCCAGTTCGCGAAATATCTTCCGCGAAAGGGAGCAGGCTCGAACGGCGGAACACCGGAACTTATCCAGTTTGGCAACGGCAGCAATTTGAAGTTCATCACCGCAGGCGGTGGTGATGAAAAGCGAGCCGGATTCACAGGTCCGATTCTTGTCGTAACTGAGGTTTCACATTTGGATCAGGTGGGCGGCACATCGGATGAGGCGACAAAACTAAAGCAGATGGAGGGGCGTGTCAGGGCGTATCGTGCCAGCGGGCAGGCTCGCATTTATCTTGAATCGACGGTGACGATTGAGCAGGGCCGCATCTGGCAGGAATGGAGCAACGGAACAGCAGGTGAGGTCGTTATCCAGTGTCACGCCTGCGACGAATGGATTTGTCCAGGCCGGGACAATCTTATCGGCTGGCAGGATGCTGCGACCGAAGACATGGCGGAACTTCAAAGCCGGTGGGCCTGTCCAGTTTGTGGGATTGTGTTTGATGACGCCACACGGCTGAAGCAACTGGCAAACTGCAAGGTGCGTCACAAAGGTCAGTGTATTCTGCCTGACGGAACGATCACAGGCCAGATCGTTGCATCGAAGACAATGGGGTTCCGGTACTCAGCGGCGACAAACACATTTGTGACGGCGGGCATTGTCGGAGCCGATGAGTGGAAAGGAGCACGCGAAGTCGATCAGGACAACGCGGAAAAAGAACTGCTTCAATGGACGTGGGCACTGCCTGCAAAACCAAAGGAACAAGATGTTGAGCCGTTGGATTTCCGCACCGTAATGCACAGGCAAAGCCAGTGGAAACGCGGGCTGATGCCTTCTGATGTGGTGACGATCGCTGCTGGCGTCGACGTTCGAGAAAAGCAGCTCGACTGGTTCGTGACGGCAAAGCGATCAAACGGGCAACCACTTTGCATCGACTACGGTTTCGAGCCGGTGTTGAGAGAAGCCAGTGACTTGAAAACGGCATTGAAACAGGCAATTCGATATCTGCAGGAAAAATTCGATAAAGGCTGGGAAGTCGAGGGCCTGTCAGGACTCCGCGGAATCGATATCGCTTTGATCGATATTGGATGGGAAACGGACACGATACGAGAAGGACTGAACGAGCATCAACTGTGGCGACGTGCGAAGGGATTTGGGTTCAAGCAACACGCTGGATCCGCCTATGTGGCCCCACAGAACAAAAATCGCCAGATGCACCAGATTGGCGAGGGCTGGCACGATGTGATTCTGATTCGCGGCAACAAGCGTTTTCGCGAACTGGAAAACAACGCAGACCACTGGAAGCGAAGAGTCCATCAGGCTTTGACGGTTGCGGCCGACAGTTCAGCGGCGTTGTTGCTGCCAAAGTCAGAAAAGGTGGAGGGCCGAATCGAAGTGGCAAAACAACTGACGGCTGAACGTGAAACCACTCAATTTGAGGTAGGCAAAGGGACAGTGAGGAAATGGGTTCAGACATTCACGAGAAACCACCTTCTCGATGCGTGTTATATGTCTTTCGTTGGGCTCAGCGTGGCGGAATATGAGTCAGAAAAGGCACGAAAAAAGGCGGCACAAACGCCAGTGAATGGCGTGATTTCGGGCAAAAAAGCAGAGCCTTTTGTAAGGAAACGCAAGTGAAGCCACTTAGAGAGCCGGGGTATGTGCAGAAGACTCGACAATACTTTCATTGCAGCGTAGCGACAGGAAACGGGTGTTGCCCGGTCTGTGGCAAGTTTGCCTCTGTCGGCCGGTCGAAAGATGAATCGGGGTTTCGGACACAGTACAGATACTGTTCGTGCGGCAATAGTTTTCAAACGGTTATCAGGTTGGTTCTAAATGATTAGAACACCACACTGCCGCCGATTGCGTAGTCAATGCAACATGCTCGCATGGCACGCTCAGCATCTGAACGCTTAACGCTGTTTGAGAACATCCGCGACAAGGTTGAATCAGCCCTTGCGTCTGGATCTCCAGTCGTTTCGTATTCAGTCGACGGCCAAACTGTTCAGAAAGAACCAACATCAACTTGGCTGGCTGAACTTGACGCACGAATCGCTGACCTGCGATCGCAGGCCGGAACTGGCCTTGCTGGTCGCAAGAACCTTGTGAGGTTCCAGCGATGAACGAAGTGCAGGAAAAACAACAATCGGAGCTGGTTCGACAGGTCAAAGAAGCGGCACGGCAGACTCGCGAAGAGAAAAGGCTGTTCCGCACCAATCCAGAAGAGGCATCCCGCCGAGTCAAGAGCCGAGTTGACCACGTTCTACGCATGGCAATGGCTGAGCGTGTTGCTGAACGATTTGCAGCCTATGAAGGCGCAGAACATGACCGACTTCGCGGCGAAAAGTGGCTCGCGAGCAAGTTGAGCAGTAACGATCAGTTGTCGACTGAACTGGAAACGCTGATTGACCGTTCCTTGGATCTGTACCGAAACGACTGTTACGCATCGTCAGCCATCAATGGCCGCGTTGACAACGTCGTTGGGACCGGCATTCGCCCACAATCAAGAGTCCAGCCAGAACGCGGCATTCTGACGCCAGCACAGGCCGAGGATTTTAACGTCATGGCCGAATGGCTGTTTTCTCGCTGGGCAAAGATCGAGCGATTCTATTCGAAGCAGAGACAATTAGAGCGATGCAACGGGCTGTTCGGTGAACACTGGCTTGAAATGGCTGATGATGACAATCCGCTGAAGCCGGTAACACTGACTGTTCAGGTCATCGCACCACAGCGGATTCCTGTCGTTGGCTATGGGTCAATAAAGCCGGGGCAGCGGCGACGACTTGGTTTACGGTTGGATCAGCAGGGATTCCCAGTCTCGGCGTACGTGCGGAAATCGCATCCAAACGACTCAGAGGCCTACGACCAAGGCGAGGATGAAAAAGACCTTGGAACGCAGATTCTGCATTCATACGAAGAACTTTTCCCTGGACAGCTTCGCGGAGTTCCGTGGCTGTCTCCTGCCATGGGGCGGCTGAAAGACCTAAAGGATTTCGTTTACGCAAACCTCGTGGCGGAACAGGTCGCAGCGTGTCATTCGGCGTTTATCACAGGCGTAACGGATCCAGTGGTTCTTGCTGAGCAGGGCCGATCACGAAGCAACCTTGAGGATCTGTCCCCAGGTACAATTCAATACCTCGCTGATGGCGAGGGAGTCGCGTTTTCTGATCCAGCAAGGCCGGGAACTACTCTCGCGCCTTATGTCGAATGGGCGTTGCACGGCGTTGCTGCTGCACTCCGATACCCGTACGAACTCCTCGCCAAGCAGTTTACAAACAACTTCAGCGGTGGTCGACTCGCTCTGATGGATGGCCGGATCACCTTCAAGGTTTGGCAACAGTGCCTTATTGAGCGAACACTGGAGCCGGTTTGGCATCGGTTTATCGATCAATGTGTGTTTGAAGGCGCAATCAAGATTGATCCCGTCAAGTACGAGGAAAATCGTGACCACTTCCTGCAACACGCATGGATTCCCCCAGGCTGGCCTTGGGTTGATCCTGAAAAAGAAGTCACCGCAGACTTGGCAGCCATCGCTGGCGGACTGCAGACGGAAACAGAATCTCTCGCTGCAAGAGGCAGAGACTTCGACGAGACATTGGCTCAGCGAGAACGCGAAGCGATGGCCAAGATGAGGTCAGAGGCCAGAATCATGACGGCTCGGCAAGCGTTGGGGCTACCAGATCCAAACGCGATTCCTGCACCGGTTGGAAAACCATCGGAATCGGCTAAAGCAGTTCGGGGGGTGCAGAATGCCACAGCTTGACACGATTGCGGATCCAGCATTGTTCCGCACAACACGGCAGGCTGAATTGCCTGCAAAGGTTGACCGCAAAGCCAACATCATCTTCGGTGCCAATCTGATGCAGGTAGGCGACCTTAACAACGGCGATGCACGACCGTGGACCGTGGATGCAGAATCGTTGTCACAAGCTCAGAAAATGATGAGCAAGGGCAACAACGGAGCAAAAGCCAGATTTACACATCCAAACATGTCCAGCGATGGCATGGGATCCTATTTGGGTCGATGGAAAAACGTTCGCGTTGACGGCGGAACGCTACGTGGCGATTTGCACTTGGCAGACGCTGCTTTCAAGAGCCCACAAGGCGACCTCGGCACCTATGTCATGGATTTGGCTGAAAGCGATCCAGAAGCGTTTGGCGTTTCTTTAGCGACTCGGCTGGATTACTCGGACCTCGAAGAGTTTGACAAGAAAAAGAGCGGCGAAAAATGGCCGATGCGATTTTCGGACATTCGGGCCGGAGACATCGTCGACGAGCCAGCGGCGACGCGCGGCGGAATGTTCGATTTGACTACGCCTGATCTGCGAAATCTGCCAGCACAGGCGACAGTGTTGCTTTCAACGTATTTTGGCGATGCGGAACCCGAAGTGGTCAGGGGTCGTATCAACAGTTTCCTTGACCGCTATCTATCAAACAGGGAGCCTGTAATGGCCGACGAAACACCAGTTGACAAGCCAGAAGAAACACCGGTCGAAGAAACGACCACGACTGAAACGCCAGTCGAAGAGACGGCAGCAAAGCCTGACCTGTCGACAGATTTTGCAGCCGACGAAAGAGCCCGCTGCAAAAAGATTCGAGCACTGGTTGACTTGGCCGGAGTTCCTGACAAGTTCAACCTGTTTGTCGACAACAATTTCAGCGTTGAAGAAACGCAGGCCGCTTTGCGTGACATCGTTGCAAAGAAAAACCCAGCACTTAGCAACGTGCCGGAAGCTCCTGCCGATCCAAACGCAAAATACAAGGCCGAATTTGCGGCCGAGCCACGATATGCAAAGAGCATGACGCTTGATCAGTTCGTCGCTATGCGTCGAGTTGACGACGGGCTGGATATTCTCAAGGCCCCAATGAACGCTGCAGGTTAATCACGCTCCGAAAGGGCGATTCTTTTTTTAATCACTGTTTGAGGAGCGAATGCCATGGCTGTCACAGCCAATCAAATTATTGATGTTCAGGACGGAACGCGCCGGTCGTTTCCGGTCGCCGCGTCAACACGCATTTATCAGGGCACCTTAGTGTTTCTGACGGCAGCAGGTTTTGCTGACGACGACACCGCAACCGGTGTGAATGGCTTCTGCGGCATTGCCGTAAACGAAGCCGACAATACCAACGGTTCAGCCGGTGACATTCAAGTGGAAGTCTACACAGAAGGCGACTTTGTGTTGACTGGTGCTGGCACTTACACTCAGGCCAATGTCGGCGACGTGGTTTATGGCGATGATAACTACGTAATCAACGTGGCTATCGGATCGACAAGCGTTCCAATTGGCCGGGCGGTTGGATTCGTGTCGGGCACAAAGCTGATTGTCGAGATCGAACCGACTGGAACAGGTGCTTTGCCTGTTGCTGCGTTGACAACGATTACGCACACGTCACCGGGCACTCCTGACTACGCAATTGCCAGCGTGACCAGCACGACCCCATTCGGATTCACGACGGCTGACGAAGGAAACACAGTGTTGTCCGTCATTCGAAACCTGCAAATTCGCGTTGCGGATTTGGAAGCGAGAAGCCGAGTCGGCTAAATGAATTTTTGTGTCTCCGTCGCGGGAGGCCGGTCAACGTTTGCAAGCGTCCCGGCTTACCCGCAACGAGTCTGATTTTCCCAGTGTGAGTTCACCGCGATGGAGGGTTTTAAGGAAACCTTCCGATGCCTCTCGATACAGCAAAAGCAACAGTCACACTGCGGACTTTAACGCAGAAATTTGACAATCGAATCGCGACAGCGACCCCATTCTACCCGCAGGTTTCGACGATCGTTCCAAGCGACGGTGCAGATGAAGCCTATGGAATGCTGGGGAATCATCCCGGCGTTCGTGAGTGGCTTGGTGATCGACAGTTTCACGAGTTGCGAGCGGGAACCTTCACCATTGCGAACAAGCATTGGGAAAACTCGCTGAAGATCAAAAAGACAGACATTGCCGACGACCGTATGAATATGTACGGCCCGCTGATGGAGGATCTGGCCGTTGAAGCCAGTTATCACCCGGACGAGCTGTTTTTCACAACGCTGGTAAATGGCGAGTCAACAACGTGTTTCGATGGTCAGTTCTTTTTCGACACTGATCACAGTTGGGGCGACTCTGGCACACAGAGCAACGACCTGACCAGCGCGGCAGCAACCGGCACAACGCCGACAGTGGCGGAAGCAAAGGCTGCTTTCAACGCCGCTCGAAACGCCATGATGAAGTTCAAGAACGATCAGGGCAAGCTGCTGAATCGACCAATCAGCATGGGGCTGAGCAATCTGCTTCTGCTGTGCAATGTCGACTTCGAAGCAATCTTCAAAGAAGCGTTGCTGGCACCTCTGGTAAGCACCGGCGGTACAAACGTCGTTGTGGACGCTCCGAAGATCATGTCCAGTGCTTACCTGACCGACACGAGCAAGTTTTACCTGTTCAATCTGGATGGCCCATTGAAGCCATTCGTGTTTCAGGCTCGCGAGCCGCTTTCACGACAGATGAAAGGGCTTGACGACAGTGAAACCAAGGACGTGAAGTTCATGACTGAGGCGCGTTACAACCTCGGTTACTTGGCATGGTGGAAAGCGGTTCTGCACACCTTCACCTAATCGGCGGCTGTGGATGAGAAACACCGGAAGCCGTGTCTTCCGGTGGCTCTGTGGTTATCCGCCATAATCACAGGGCATTTTGTGGCGGCGGAATGAGGCTCAGTGATGGCAGCAGCGGAAAAAACAAAGACGATCACGGTCGCAAAAGGCCCAAAGGCAACCGGGAAAGTGTTTGGTTTTCGGATCGCTCCGAAAGACAAGCCAAATGGTGGTCGAATTGAGATTGGCGACAGGCCGGTCAAGATCAATTTGGAAACGCCTGAAGCGATCAAGTGTAATCTGAGAGCGGCGGTTGAGGGTCACATCGGAATGGGATTTCTCAAACTGGTGGACGCAACTGAATGAACCTTCGCGAGCAAATGGCCGTCGATGCGTGTGCGATCCTCAACACCGATGAACTCGGTGAACAGGCATTGTGGACGCCCTACGGCCAAAGCTCGGGGCTCAATAGAACTGTTCGCCTGATCGAGCAGCCGGACCTGCAAACAATCAAGCGGGCATTTGTTTGGACAGTTCAGAAGGGCACAGCGACGCGGCAAGGTGATTTGTTTCGTGTCAAGCGTGGCAACGTCACCAGCACATGGCGAGTTCTTTACACGGATCCGGCGGAGACTGCTTTGCAGCGGTCTCATTGCCACCTTCAATTGACGGACACGATCAGGGCTGTTCGTCGGCCGAAGTACAAGCGGGCAAGCGGGGCAGACGCTTCAATTCCTTCCGAGGTGGCGGCGTCATATCGGTGCCAGTGGTTTCAGTCCTCGGCAGAAATCGACGTTGATAACAAACGACGCACCATGCAGGGTGAGTGGTATTGCGTTGTTGAAGAAGTTCCAGAACTGGATACGGATCTTACTTTGACGGATTCCAACGGCAGATCGTTTCGAGTGGATCGACTCGAAAAAGGATTCAACCGCGATGAGCTGCCATATTTGATTTGTTCGAGGTCTGACGTATGAGCATCAAGCGAATCGACAGAACGGTTCAAATGATGCGAGAACTGCAGAAGGAAACAGCGGATGCACTGGAGGCGGCTGCTTTGAAATTGAAAACAATTGCTCAGCAGTCAGTGAGCCGGCGTTATGTGAGACGGCCGGGAACCAGAAGAACAGCGGCGCAACAAGATGGCGAAACGCAAACCTAAGACGCTTCGATACAGAGCCGGGAAACTGCTTTCAGCAACTTCCAAGGCAGGCCGCAAGCGGGTTAAGGCTGCAAAGAAAAACGTTGCGAAAAGAATCAAGGTAGTCAGCAGAAGGGTTAACAAAAGCAAGAGGCGAGTCGCGAAGTTTTTCAAGTCCAATTCGTTGTCGAAGGCTGTCGCACGACGAGCAAAAAAGGCAAATCGACAAGCCAAGAAAACATCAAAGGTACTCAAGCGAATTGGAAAGCGACGGTTACGAGAGGCACGACGAAGGCTGAAGAAGTTACCGGGACAAACACGCAAGGCGAAACGATTTGCAAGAAAGACACTGAGGGCGGCATCAAAAAACACAACGCGGTTTTTTAAGGCTCGCAAGAAGGCGGCAAGACTTCGAGAACGCGAAAGAAAGATACAGGCTAGAGATCAACGCAGGGCATTGAGAGCACAGGAAAGAGCAAGAACGCAGTTCGATCTTGATGGCACTGTTGACATCACTGGCGCTCGGGTCAGAACATCAAATGCAGATCCGGGGGCAAGCAGACCGGGCGAGCCACCAAAAATGCGAACAGGAAAAGGAAGGTCATCAATCAAGGCTCAGTTAAGGTTAAAAGGAAAGAAGCTGGAGAGCCGTGTGTATGTTGACAAGAAAATCGCCGGATACATGGCGATGTGGGAGTTTCGAAAAGACGGCAAAGGCAGGCCGTTTTTGAAACCGGCAGTTGAAGACAACAAGGAAGAATTTGGCAAGGTTGTTGGAAGCGAACTCAAACAGGCCAACAAGGGCGGCAAGAAGAAAGCGGTTGTTAAGTGAGCACTGGTCTTGATCAATGTTTGATTGAACGCTGGAAAGGAACTGCGGGCCTCGTCTCCATGATTCCTGCCGAGCGGGTTGGAACAGAGATCATTCAGACGAACGAAACAATCGACGCGGATAAAGATCAGGACGGACATTTTGACGACTGCGTTGTATTGCAAGTCGCGACAGAACCGCACTGGCGAACGAACAGCGGACGAGGCTGGAAAAGCCAGGTAAAAGTGTCCGTCATGTCAATCGATTACGACAGAGGCAAGGCCGTCGCTCAGCGTTGTGAAACACTGTGGGATAGCGGCACATACACCGGATCGGGTTCAGTGATTACGTTTAGCAGATCAAGCGGCATTTCATCAGAACAGGATGAGTCGACCGGCATTTGGGACAGCACTGTAAGTTTCGAAATTCATCACAATGGAGTCTAAACAATGGCTGACTATTCAGTAACTGCTGCCAGTGTCGTGCGAACAGCAAACACAGCAATCAGTGAGGGCACTGCTGGCGGGTCAATTACCGCGGGAATGGCCGTCTACATCGACACAGCAGACAGCAGCAAGCTCAAGGCGTGTGATGCTGACGTTTCGGCCACTAGCGTAGCGGCTGGAATTGCACTTCACGGCGCGGCAAACGGGCAGCCGTTGAAGTATGCCACGAGTGGCAACCTGACATTTAACACCGCGTTTACAACTGGTGACGTTGTTTGCGTGAGCACGACAGCGGGCGGAATTTGCCCCTATGCCGATCTGGCGTCGGGCGACTTCATCACGGTGCTTGGAATCGCTACATCGACATCCAATCTCCGGCTGCAAATCAACGCCAGTGAAACAGCGAAGTAATTTGACTGCTGTCTTGTTTCTTTTCTTGCATCAATAAGGAATCACGAAAATGCCAGCAGGCACACCGCTCACCGGCAATGAAATGACATTCAAAATCGCTGGGTCCGCAGTCGACCACACGGCAAAATGGACAGTGACAGGCACGGCTGCCAAAGGTCGTTATGCCAGCAACTCAACGGCTGGTGGTCGAAAAACTACGATCGGCGTCAAGGACTGGTCAGGAACAGCAACGCTGTTTATTCATGCTGGTGCCACCATGGCAATGAAGATCGGCACTGAATACAGCATCGTGTGTCACGGAACAGCATCCAGCGACACCATCAGCGGAACGATCATTGTCACGGATGTTGGCGACATCACGTTCGATGCCGATTCTGGGGAACCAGTCGCTTGTGATTTCGCTTTCGACTTCCAAGGCATTCCAACAGGTGCTGGTGCATTCACTCTCAACTAATCAGGAGTAATCCATGGCGGATGGATTGTTCAATCTTTGCGGTCGGCGGACTGCAGAACTCAGCAAAGACGGCAAGACATACAGGCTGGAAATTCGGTCGCTAGCTGACTACGCGAAAAAAGAGGAAGCGATTCTTTCCCGCGTTGGTAATCCTTACGCTGGTATTGAATCCATTAAAGATCGTGCCGTTCAGCAAATGGCAATCAAGATCGCAGCGGATACCGTGGCGCGTCCATTGATTGCCACAATGGTTGATGAGGATCGATTCGATAGGTCAATGCGTGGCCTATCGTGGTCGATTTGGCGAGCAATGGGCAAGAATCACGGGGTGGAGTTTCCGCAGGATTTGCCTGCAGAACAGGGCATTCAGCTCGGGGCTGACTTCATTGATTGGTTTGGCGATATCAACGCGATTGTCAACGCGATTCATACCATTGAAGAGAAAGTCGAAGTGGGAAACTGAAATGGCCCGACAGTAGCGGCGGCGTCGGGCCAGTAACGCGGCGAACAATTCCATGGGCTACGGTGTTTCGCAATGTTGCCGAAAAGTATGGCTGGACGTTCGAGGAAATCGGACGAATGACGATGTATCAGGTGCTGGTCGCAGCCGGGGCATGGTGCCCGGAAGACATCTTTGAAAAGAGGCCAGGCTGATGGCGATAACAGTTCAAGAAGCACAAGTTATCTTTTCTGCCGATGGGCTTACGCAGGTCCAGACAAAAGCTGGAATGGCTGGCAAGGCTCTCGACCGCACGACAACAGCGGCCAGTGGTCTAATAAACAAGCTGCAAAGCGTTCGCTTGAATCTTGGCGGTATGGGTTCAACACTTGCGGGGCTTGGCGCTGGAGCGGCTGCGGGCGGCATGATGAGCTTAGCGGCCGGTGCAGAGCAAACGGCAATTGCCTTTGAAGTACTTCTGGGATCCGCCGAAAAGTCAAAAGACATGATTGAGGCGATGCGAGCCCTCGACATGAAAACCGTGTTCGGAATGCGAGAGCTTTCTGATGCCGCAAAGATGATGTTGAATTTCGGCGTAGCTGGCGAGGAGGTTGTTCCGGTCTTGTCCATGATTACCGACATCGCAGCGGGCGATTCGGTAAAGCTCGAGGGGCTCACAAGAGCATTTGGGCAGATATCTGGAGCCGGGCGGCTTATGGGTCAAGATTTGAATCAAATGATTCAAAACGGATTTAGCCCATTGGAAACGATCAGTAAGACAACTGGCGAGTCTATGGCTTCGCTGAAACGGCGAATGGAAGAGGGGCGAATCTCCATTGATGAAGTTCGCCAGTCGCTTGTTTGGGCTACCACTGGAACCGGTCGATTTGCAGGCATGAACGACCGAATGAGCCAAACGACTGCCGGGCAGTATGCGAAGCTCAAAAGCGAAGTCGAAATGTTGGCAATTGCGATGGGCACAACACTGTTGCCAGAGGCAAATAAGTTGCTGGAATGGGCTCGCAAGTTCTTCGACCAAACCGACGAAATGCCATCCACGTTCAACAAGTTGCAAACGTCTGTTCGCGATTGGTTTACTGAAACGCAGGAAAAATTCGAAGGTATCGGAGTGATTGTCGGAGTCACGGCAGTGCATATTGCCGACAAGTTCCGCGATGCGTTTGATGATGTCGTAAGCATCGCCAAAGCGGCGTTTGATTGGATTCAGGCAAACTCTGGCAGAATGGTGGATAACATCGGAGCCAGAATGCGAGCAATGAAGCAGATGTTGCTCGGTCAGGAGGTCACAGAGTTCACTGTTCCTCTGGATGAGTTTCAAATGCCTGAATTGAAAAGTGGGCGAGGGCCTTCGCTCATGGAGCGAATCGACGAAGAGTTGGCAGCAGCGCGACGAATTAAAGCTGATCAAATCGCGGCGGAGGAGGAAGCCAACAAGCCAAAAGGCAAGGACGAAACCAGCGTTGACCCTAACAGAAGACTGCCGAAGCAATTCGCAACGCAAATGGCAGAAGCGGGCCAGTCCAAAACCTTTTCGGCAGAAGCGTTGTTTGCGTCGTTGCGTGAGTCAACGTTGAACAAGCAATTGAGCGTTGCTCAGTCATCTTTGAGTGTCCAACAGCAACAATTGAACATTCAGCAGCAGCAATTGCAAGCGGTTCAGAATCTTGACATGGGGCTCGCATAATGCCGATTAACGTCCCATTTGTTGAGCATGAAGACAGCCCGATTGAAACGGGCAATCGAGACGGCGATTTTCAATTTACCCGAATCTTCGTCACGGCGTGGGATGACCGGTGGGGATTTGTCAACGGCATGTTTACGGGCGGACCGATCGGTTTGCCGATGGTCTACGGTCCCGGCTTCCCTGGCGTGTTTGCAGACACGTTCAGTATCGACAAGATTGCACCAAATCCTCGCAACGCGACAATCGTCGATCCGCAATCGCAGGCATTGACGCACGCTGGCGAAGCAAAGATCACTATCGGGTACAAGCCGATGGTGCCGACTGAAGACGGAACGCTCATCAGTTACGAAATGCAGGAGCAGGGCGAGTTTGTCACGGTTCCAAGTCGTGGGCTAAAATGGGCGTCTGACAACGTCCCGCTTCCTGCGGACGTAAACGCGGCGTATGCCACAACAACTACGAGGCATGTCGTGACATGGTCGCAGGTGCGAAATCCACCATGGCGAGTTTTGTCTGAGTGCATCAATCACGTTAACAGTGTGGCGTTTTTGATTCCAATTACGAAGCAATTGCTTGCTCCGGGAACGTTGCTATTTGCAGAGAAGTCTGCGTCGATTTCGCTGAACACGTTGGGGCAAACAACCTGGAAGCTGACGCTGACTTTTTTGGAAAAGGCTCAAACGTCATGGAGCACCACAGGTCAAGCAGCTAACGGAGGGAGCACTGTCTACGGGTGGAACTGGCAATGGCGGGAAGAAATTGGCGACTTTGATCGGCCAAGGTCTGCTATTGGCAGTGGTTACACGTTTCAGGAAACCGATCTTCGGCGGATCTTCACCTAATGCCAAACAACTTTCAGCCACACGTTCCAAACTTTCAGCGAGGCGAGCGACTGAGCGCCGCGCGACTGAATGAGCTGGCTGATGCTATCGCGAAACTGTTGTGGCAAAAACAGCAAAGTGCAAACGCAGCATTTGGCGTGAGAGCGCCCTTGGAAATAATCGGCAAACTGGATGACGACCTGCCAGCAGCAACAGACTTTGGTACAGCTCCCGGCGAAGCGGTCATGTCCGTTTGGTTCAAGGACCAAAACGGGAATCTGATCGATTCCGGCCGCAACGAAAACATTAAGCAGCGTTTCGAATCTGCGGAAGCGAAATCGGCTGGCGATGAAGTTCGGGCAGCATGGATTGAAGGCGAATGGGTTGCGTTGCCGACTGGTTCCGGCGGCGGCCACACAATGTGGTTTACGATCGTCGACGTTCTTTGCCCGGACGGTTACGAGGTTACGCAAAAAACGCTCAGAGTAACGCCGCTGTGGTACACCGGCAACTGTGGCAAAGTTCCGCCAGGGCGACAAGACGACGGATACTGGCACGTTTATGACATCTGCAGTTATTTGAGCGGTCACGTAGACGAGGAGCTGCCAACAACGCTGGGCCGCGCCACTTACTACTACCCATACACTGCAGACGACTACGATCCACCAGCTTGCGTTCCGGCATGGATCTTGAGCGACCTTTGTGCACAGCCGGAGTGCTGACCCATGCCATCACGATACCTTCGCAGATCGTCACCAGACCGCTTAAACCCATGCTCAGAGCGGATGATTGACGTTTGCGACATCGAAACGGCTGACGGCTGTTGCGGCGTCATTCCGTGCAAACTGTGTCTCGAATGGGAGACGTACGGCAACATCGAACAAGGTTCGGCCGACTTCGGCACGTCATCATGGACCGGCACTGTCGGCGGCTATGCGTTCGTTTCGTATTGGCAGCGGAACTCGTATGACGAATGCGAATACATCGTCACGCTCGAAGGCGAGGAAGTTTACAGAGCGACGTGTTACAAGGGAGCCAGTTGTCGCGATCCACAGGGCGAAGTTGCTGTCGATGTTGGCTACCTCGAAGGCACTTTACGTTGGTCAAAATACGAACCGCGTGAGCTTGCCCTGATCGACGATCCAGACACCGGTTGCCGAGATTTCTTCTGTGGAAACTGCCGATGCTCGTGCCACGCGGTATGCGTCGACGTAAGCGAAGTGATTTACTCGGATTTCACCGATACCTACAGCGGCGAACTGCAGGACGTTTCCTACAGCGATTGTGATCCCCCGGTTTGGGCTGGACCGATTGGCAATTTCGATGTGAGTTTGGCACTCGGGCGCGATGCTTACGGCCAGTGCATCGTAACACCAACAATTGACGGCAATGAGCAAAGCCCGGTTCAGGTCACTGGCTGTGCGGATATGTCCGGAACGGTGGAGATGGAAAACGGCACGACGTTTTCGTTTCGCTGCAAACAGTGCGACTGTGCCACCGTTGTCGGGGATTGCATTTGCGGGCGGCCGATGGGCGAGACGTTGACTCTGCTTTTTGCCTCAGCAAACGCTCCAGCGACAGTGCATCAGATGACGCTGCAATACGGGCAAGTCAGCGAACCAGAAATTGAATGCTCACCGTTTTCGCCTGGGCCATTTCCAGCCTATCGCGGAACGTTCACCGGTGTTTTGGCAATACCGATGGGGGGAAGTCGCACCGAAACCCTGGAGGTAATCATGGTTTGTGCTTGCATAAACTGTGACCTGTGCGTTTACTACAGATTTGGGTCGACAGGAGTTTGGTGTCAGACGGATGTTGTTCGCACTGACTGCGCATGCCCGGCACTGCTGACAGTCGGCACATTTTCGAACCCAACGTGCGATGCTTGGAGCTATCAAATTTCGGATATCACGATCGTTGAGCAGGAAAGCAACTGTTAATGCTCAGACTTATCGGCGTCCTGTTTATCGCGATCCTCGCACAGTTCCTTGTGCATGGCTGGATGCGGTTTTCGCAATCCAGTGGCGATCATGCAGTACAGGCATGGAAAGACGAAATCGACCGATTAGCGAGGAAAGCCAGTCGTGAGTGAGTGCCAGTGCGAACTGTCTGGATTTTGTACAGCGCGAAACGTCGCGCTGAAGCCGACGATGCAGCTGATTTGCAGAGCCAACAAGCCACGAGTTGACGCAATGCTGAGCGGTGAACCGTGGGTAAATCCGCAGGCGAAGAAAGGCCCGCAGCGTCGATCATGCAGCACAACAAAACGTGGTCGATGTGATTGCTCAAACCTCGGGACACTGTTGCTGGCAGCGATACAGGCAGAAACTGGCAGGCCGGTATCGTGCGGAACCTGCAAAGCATATCTGCAGTCGCTCAACAAGACATCCGCCCACGACCACGCTGCAATTGTGCAGAAGTTGTACGCGGAAATCTCATGGCCGCCGGAATGGCGAATAACGCACGGCGACAAGGAGGGGCAACGGAAACGCATCAGCGAAATCGTCTCAACTGCATTGGCGGCAGCCACGACGACATGCGAGACGCCGCGACCAAAACCAGTTCGCAGAACAGTAAGCCGAGGCGTTGGCAGTGCATTTGTCGCTGGAACCGGCCCGACACGTTTTGTCCGGTCGTCGCAGTTCCAGTTTGATATCCTCAACCTGATCGCAAAGATTCCGCCGGACGTGACTGCGATCGCAGGAGTGGCACGATCAGGGCTCAGCGCCGCAACGATGCTTTCGATGTACCTTCATTTGCCGATGGTCACGATTCGGCAAACCATGAACGATGTCGTGCAGACCGGAAACGGTTGGAGACTTGGCGGAACGAAACACGTCAATCCAAGGACGGAAAAGATTCTTGTCGTTGATGACACTGTCATGACCGGCAACAGTCTCAAAGCGATCAAACCGCTGATCGATCGCGAGTTCGGAAACGCGATCTATGCGGCGATTTATGTCAACCCAAAAGCATTGCTCAAGCCAGATATCTGGTCCGTTGATTTGCCCTGGCCGCACATCCTTGAATGGAACGTTTTTAACTCGATTTTGTCCCCGTCGGCGGCGATGGATTTCGACGGCATTCTGTGCCACGATTGCCCGCCCGGATGCGATGATGACGGGCCGAAGTATTCGGATTTCATCCGCAATGCCAAACCGCTTTACATGCCGCGCCGATGCCCGATTCCGCTGATCGTGACGGCACGAATTGAGCGATACAGGGCAGACACGGAAGACTGGTTGAGACGGCACGGCATCCGCTGGAATCGGTTGGTAATGCACCCAGCCGCAACACTTGCAGAACGCCGACGGGACAACATCGCGGCATACAAGGCCCGGCATTACGCAGCATGGGCTGCGAAGCACAAAGCAACACCTGGGCCGATAATCTTTTTCGAATCAGAGGACGGGCAGGCCCGTGAAATCGCGAAGCTGGCGAAGCTGCTTACGATCTGTCCGCACACCGCAGGATGTTACTAAGATGACGCGCGAACAAACGATCCGACAGTGTTATCAAGTGCCAGGGCAAATGTGGCCGGTTGAACTTGGCTGGCTTTACGACAACATCAGCAAGTCAAAGAGTCACGCTGAAATCGGAACCTACTGTGGCCGATCGTTGCTGGCAAGCTGTGCGGGAATGCAAAGGTTCTCGGAAGTTGTTTCGGTCGACGATGGCAGTATCTGGCAAAATCGTCAGTGGGTGGAACGAGTTCAGGCCGCGACCTTTGAACTGTTGCACCTGAATATCTCAATCAACAGCCTGCGAATGCACTCCATTGACGCATCGCGTGAGTGTCAGCGGTTGGGGCACAAGTTTGATTCAATCTTCATCGACGCGGACCACAACTACGCGGAGTGCAGGGCCGACATTGAAGCGTGGCGAATGCTGCTGAAGCCCGGCGGATTGATCTGCGGGCATGATTACTGGACGCAAGACGTCGGCGTGATGGATGCGGTCAATGAGGTGTTTGAGGGGCGGCACAGTGTTGTGCCGGGAACTCGCATCTGGTTTTACAAGGAATCATAGTTACGGCCCCGGCGTCATGAACCGGACCAACGCAGCCTGGGAAGGGCTTCAGCCGATCGGTTGAAGCTCGCTGCGTTTAGCTGTTGACACTGTGTAGCGTCCGCTATATCGTCGCTGCTCACGAAAGGCGATGACATGGTCATGATGTTTTGTTTTGAGTTTGATTGCGGTTACTACGGAAACACCTATTTGGCATCACCAGCCAGAGGATCGCATCCCGGCGCGTGTGTGCTACGTGATAGAGGTGCTCTGCTGTTTTATCGGCAGCAGTTGGTGTATCAAATGATCACCCCGCCGCGAGCCGTTCCGCAGTCATGCTGACCAGTCCCTGAGCGGACGGATCAAGGCGGCGATAGGCTGACAAAAGGCTGTCCTCGGAATTGATGACGACTCCAAAGCAGGCCGGAAGCCTGACGCGGTACATGGCCGATTCAAGCACTGCGAGCGGGTCCAAATAGTGGTGCATCACCCCAAGTCCGCACCCGTGCAAAATCGCCCCAGCGGTCGCGTTTGCTTTGCTCCATTCAGTGATTGCTCGCTGGCGGAGGTTCTTCGGTCCCCATTTGCGGATACCTGCCGATTCGCAGCACAAATAGATTTGTGCCCGCACATACTTTTTTGTGTTCTCCAAGCAGTATTCACGGGGAAACGGCGATTCAGCAATGATCTGACGCAACCAGTCCGGCATGGGAAAAACGTGCTGCTTTCCAGTTTTGCCTGCGTTTGTCCGCAAGACTGAGCCGGGATCTGTGCCAGCAATGTCCCACATCAGATCAACGCCGTCGCCAACACGCAGGCCAGTCCAAACAGTCAAAGCGATCCAGCCCTTGAGCCATTGCGGAGCCAACTCATAGACCGCGTTGACGGCATCATCTGGAACCGGACGCGGGACAGGCTTTTTGAGTTTCAGCCGTTTGCCTGGCGGAATCTTGCGGCCCGTCATTTCAGATATGACGGTCAGGATATTCCCGATACTGCTTTCAATGGTCTTCGGCGATAGGCCAGCACATGCCTGCCGGTATTGGTTGAGGTGATCGGTCGTGATGGATTCCGGAGCCACATCACCGACGAGCCTGACGAATCTTGCGGCCGAGTAAATCGGCGTCCGTCCCTTCAGATTATTCTCGCGGACATGCCGAACGGCCAAGTCAATTAACTGTGCCATTTGTCGAGCCTTTCTGATTGCTCGACTCCATTCCTGTTAGCTCCATTGGGTGCCGAGAGTAATCGCAATAGCGACTACTTTGCACGTAGTAATTCGTACAGAAAAACCCGCAAAAAAACGCTCGCCCCTACGCATATCGGCTGTGCTACTGCCGCCGGAATGGTGATGTTCGGGACGGCTATACTGCACAGCGGGTAGCGTCGAGGGCAAGGAAAAAACTGAGGGAAATCAGGTGGGGGGAAACAATGAGTTCAGATGAACAGCAGGCCAGAATTCTGCGAGTCCTAACCGCATTGGATGAGAAACCAATCAACCAACAACAGGCAAACAACATGACGGTGACGCTACTGACTGAGATTGCTTCGACGCTGGAGCGGATTGAAAAGAAGATTGATTCTGCAGCGCAGAAATGATGGTTTCGAAAGCGGCTGATGATGATTCAGCAAACAGCGATTTCGTTGCAGCCTCTATCTGTTGAGCCAATCCCTGAGCAGTTCCGGGATAAAGCAGGAACGTGTTGTTGTTCAGTTTCAGTTCGATGAGTCGGTTTTCTGTCGCACGGACAGCAAAGTCGTTGAAACGGATTATTGACATTGGGCTACCTCTTAAAACGCGGTGAAAAATGAATCCTCCCAACGTGTCGAACATTGCGAGGGATGCGGACAGAAACATTACGTTCAACGTGCTGGCCTACAGGACGTTGAGCCAACAGGAATTGCTGATGGCGATCAGATATTTCAGGTCAACAAAGCAGGGGCGAAAGCTGAAGGCGAACACCACCTACACGATTGTCTCAGTCATTGGCTGCAATGATTGAGCGGACATCATCAGCCGAAAGGAATTGGCGATTCTGCTTGAAGTGGTTGTAAACAAGGTTCCAGTGACTGGTCTTGATCGGAAGTTCCGAGGGCCATTGGCAGACAATTGATTCAGCGATTGCGTCATCCGGCGTGGTGATCTCGTCGCCTGCATCAAGGTGGTAAATGGTTCCTGGTTGTAGGTTCATGGATTGGGCCTTGTTGGGTGTGAAGTGAAACAAGCGAGGCAGTGGCGACTTACCGCGAGGGTGTCGGCCTGAACTAAGACAGTGTCCACAGGTTTTCAACCACTGCCTCGCCTAATAACGCTGATGGTATATTGACACAGGGGTAATGGCATGACAAACTTCGACCTTATGGCAACGTTCAACGAAAATATTCGCGAGCTGATGAGGCTTCACGGACTTACACAGGAAAAGCTGGCGCAAAAAAGCGGACTTCAGCAGCCAGCAATTGCACGCCTGCTAAATGACACTGATCCAAACCCAAAGATTAAAACTCTCATCGCCATCGCATCGGCCTTCGAAGTTGAGGTTTCAGACCTCCTCAGAAAAAAACGAAAAAAACTTGCCGTCTGATGTTGACGATATAACACCAGCGTTATAACCTGCCTCCCGTTGAGTCGTGAAAAGCTCAACGGGTTTTTGTTTTTGGACACTGTCACGCAGCCCGAGCAACGGGCGACAACTCCACATTGTGGAGCGTGACGCAGATGGAAGCTGCATCCGCACGGATGTGGTTAAGCGTGAACGCGAATGGGTACGCGCGTCGATACCGCGAATCTTGCATGGCATCCCGCAGCCTGCATTTTCCCGATGATGCCAAATGACGAACTTCAGTCTCTGGCCGATGACATTGCAAAGCACGGACTGCGAGAACCAGTCGTCATGTTTGACGGCAAGGTTTTGGACGGTCGAAACCGCAGTGCTGCTTGTGCGATTGCTCAGGTAAAGCCAAAGACAATTGAGTTCAACGGTACGGCTGCCGATGCCTTGGCGTTTGTTTGGTCGAAGAATCGGACTCGCAGGCATCTCACATCAAGTCAGGCGGCTATTGCGGACGCAAAGCGGTCTCAACTCGATGAAGAGTATAAAAAGGCAATCGCTGAAACCGCGAAGGCGCAGCCGAAGAATCAGCACCAAAAACAATCTGCTAAGGGAAATAATTCCCTTAGCAAACAAGACGACACAACTCGGACAGATGCAAAGCGAGCAGAAGCGGCTGGCACAAATCGCAAGTACATCAAGCCCGCGGAAAAGATAGTCGCGACTCGCCCTGATCTCGCAGAAAAGATTGAACAGGGCAAGCTAACAGTTCCCCAGGCTGCAGCAGAGATCAAGCGAACGGAAAAAGCTGCTGAGATCAAACAGAAGGCTGAAGCGGTCGCCGAACTGAGCAACGATCAGCCTTTGTGGACTCTGATCAATGACGACGTGATGACCGGTCTTGAATCGGTCCGCGACAATCACGGGCCTGCCCGTCTGATTTTCACCGATCCACCGTACAACATCGGCATTGATTACGGTGACGGGGCTGAAGCGGACGCGATGCCGCATGATAAGTTCGTCGGCTGGTGCAAAGACTGGCTGGCACTGTGCAAGGAATGCTTGACAGATGATGGCAGTTTGTGGCTGATGACTTGCGACGAAGTGGCCGCGGAGTCGTGCATGATTCTGAAGGATCTCGGGTTCAACATTCGGAACTGGATCAAGTGGTACGAGACGTTTGGCGTGAATTGTTCTGGGAAGTTTAACCGAACTAGCCGCCATATTTTTTACGCGACCATGCACAAGCGGGCGATGGTCTGGAATGCCGAGCCGGTTTCTCGCCCCTCCGATCGGCAGACAAAGTACAACGACAAACGAGCGGCAACCGGCGGCAAAATCTGGGACGACGTTTGGCAAATTCCGCGGTTGACAGGCACATGCGAAGAACGAATTCCGACGTTTCCGACTCAGCTTCCGCTGGCACTCGTGGAACCAATTGTTCTTTGTGCGAGTGAACCCGGCGACTTGGTTGTGGATCCGTTCAACGGCAGCGGAACAACCGGAGTTGCCAGCGTCCGAAACGGTCGGAAATACATCGGAATCGACAAGAGCGAAGCGTTCATTGATCTCGCTCAGAAACGGCTGGTGATCTCATGACGTTCAATGAACTGAAACTGGCCATTGCAATTCAGAAAGCTCAATTGGGCGGTCGTGATCTTGTAACCGATCGAGAACGGAAAGAGGCGGCCTGCCTGATCTATGCCGAGTGGGTCATGCACTTTGACGAAACAGTGTTTCCATTCTCTCCGGACGACATTGACAGGATGCGGTTGAGCGTTCGAAAGAACACGAACACGAAAACAAAAGTCGAGGTCGCGATTGCTCACGGCGTGCGGTGCTTTTTCAGCAACCGCGGTAAAGGTCCATGCTGCTCGGAAGCTGAATGCGGTCATCTTGTGCCACGTTTGCGCGGTGGTGGCATGACTGTCGAAAACTGTCAAATCGAATGCCGTGCCCACAACAACCAGCGCCGTGAAATGCTGATTGAAGAGTATTTGCAAAGCAACTTGACCACAGAGCAGGAGGCCAGCCGATGAGCAGCGACCGCACAGAAATTCAAAGTCTGATGCAACGATGGCGGAAGAAAAACGGCCATCCAATGCCGATCGAAATCGCACGGTTGCCAATCGACAAGATTCGCAAAGCAGTGAAGCTGACGGAAGCGGATGTCGTTGTTGGCGTGCCGTTGTCTCTCGGGGATCCTGCAAATCAGACAGACGAGATTGCGTTGGACTCGATGGCATTTTGGGACAGCCATAAGGAGCACTGACATGGGGGAAAGATTTCTTTTCGATGAGCCGGAAACTTTCGCGGCTCCGATAGCTCGGTCAAGCGATCCAGTAACAAGCCACAAGGCAGCAGACAAGGTTAAGAAGATTGTAACGGCTCAACATGCACTGGTGCTGGCGGTGCTAAAACGTCGTGGCATCGCTATGACATCAAAGGAACTCGCAAAAGCCTGTTGTGAAGAATACTGCAGTCACTTGGTTAGTGATCGGGAAGCGTGGTCGGACAAGCTCAGCAACTACAGGAAACGGGCTGACGAGATCAAACGAAATTCAGATCTGTGCGAGAGGCTGGAAGAGGAACGAGACGGCGGGCAGTTGTTTAGGGCAAAGGAGCCGCTATGACAGCCAAGAAGAAATGCACGGCTGAGTTGCCGAAGCCAAAGCCGCCAAAGTCATCGCGGCTAACGGTGCTCTGGAAAGTCGAACCAAAGCTCACGCGGAACGGCAGACGAATTACTCAATTTCTCTGCCAGTGTTCATGCGGCGAAAACGTCAAGGTCGAGCGGTGCAAGATTCAGAACGGACATAAGCGGTCGTGTGGTTGTCTGCGGGCTGACACGATCAAGGAAATTGGGAACGCATCACGGGCGAGACGGAAGGAACGACAGGAGGCGTCAAATGGATAAGTGCATCGTCTACATGTGCGTTGTTGCGGTGCTTTGTGCCGCAGCAATCTGGATCGAACACGGCAAGTCAATCCTGACGATGTTGGGCCTGCAGGACGACGAACGAGAACGCTGAATAGTCCGCAGCTCACTCCCAGACTTTAAGTGCGTTCGAGTGAGCCGATCTGGCGGGCTGTGCGGCAAGCAGCAACCAGAGGAACCGTGCGATCCGGTTCGCGAAATCAACAGTGATCGGAAAGCGGCTGGCTCGTTGCTGGTCGTGGCC